GATAATGAGAACACCTCACCATCCTTGCAGATCCATTCCATGTCCTTAGCCTGAATCCAAAAACCACCTTCTGGTTCATGGTAATGCCCTGGGCTTTTCCCATGACAGACACCCCAGCTATTCTGAATCCAGAAAATATCTTTAAGCTCGGGATGATCGACCCAACCAAGACAGCACATCTGATGACCCCACTGGGTCACCCTTCTATTCAAGATTACTGCCGGATTTCCTGTGATGGGTGGGGCCATTTCCCCACCCCAGTTAGAAGCACAGGTTAATGGGTAGCCATTGATCAAAGCAGCTTTGGCTTCTTGCCATGACTTGATTCTGGCTGATGTTTGCAGAGTGTATTTTTTACTCTGTAGAAGGAATGCAGGTTTGATTGCTGCGCCATCTGACCACTGCATTTCAGCAGCTTCCCCCCATGTCCATGCCCCATCCACTAGTTTAGGTTTGGGTACTGATGGATCATCCGATGGCAGGGTGCCAAATTTCATCAAGGCTTCTATTGCAGCAGATCCAAAACTGCCTTCACCCTTACCAGACATCCCTGCTAATTCGCGCGATTTTCCGTAAGGGAGTAGCCAAAAAGGACACACAGGATTTTCAAGCTGGCCTAGCTGATTCACCTCTATTGATTCAAGGCACCACAAAGCCATTCCTAGGCCATTACCTACACATGATCCGGTTTGTTGATAGAAGGGTTTATGATCATGAATGAAGCGATATAACAATGCGCTGGTGGGTTCTTTGTATTTGCCCCTGATCTTAAAGGGTTCCCATCGGGATTGGATTTGGGAATCCAGTTCTATCTGTTCTGATGTGCGGTCACTGGGTGGAATCCATCCTAGATTGGTTGGTCCGGTCATTTAGTTATTCGTTCCAGTGCCTTAGATATTTCCAGAAATTTCCCAGATATCATCTTTTTTATTTTTTCATCCAGTTTTGCATCTGGATCAGTCGGAAAATTTACTAGCTCTGATTGTATCCGGACTCTTATTTCTCGCAAATCTGAAGGGCTAAGCACCCTTGCTGCTGCTTCTTTGCAAATAGCTAATAACTCTCCTGCGGTCTGGACTTCCTCACCCTTCACAGTTGTTGCAAAGCTAGCATAAAGGCTGGATAGTTTGGTTACTTTGGATTGTTTATCATCCTCTGTAAGTGACACATAAAGCGATTTAAGTTCTCGCTGAAATTTGCTGGTTTCATCCGGTGCTGGAATGGGTTCAGGTGGATTACCAATGATGACTGTGGTGATGACTGGCTTAGATGCTGCATCCCCTTTGGCAGCATAGGCCAAGACTCTGTACTTACCAGGGTTGTTTGCGCTGACTACTGCGGTGGTGGTATCCCTGAGAAGTTCCACTGGGAACAGGTTCAGCCCTGCATCAAGAACCACCCATTGAACTGACTTGCAATCGGTCACACTGGGTATAGAAATAAATTGTCCTGGTTGCCCATGGATCTCGGGTGGAAGTGTTACCTGCTGACCAAAAGATAATAGTATGATAGGTATTAGGTTCATGGTTGCGCCTTAATTAGTTTTCGTATCGCTTTAATTTCATCTTTGCTTAAAAAATTATCATTCTGATCTTTATCTCGCTGCGCTTTCTCTGCGCTGCGTTTCGCCTTTTCTTCTGGCGAAATATCTTTGACTTTGGTTTTTACTGACCATTTGCCTTTTAACTTCTGCGGTGGTTGCACTTCCGTGTCTTGTGTTAAGTAATCAATAGGTGGTGTGTCCTCAATTTCCACTAGCACATAGGTGCTGCCTTCCACATCGCCACCCTGCCAGCCTTCACCAAAGCTAGTCTGCGGGTGGTCTCGCTGTGGATAGGATGGAAACTCTAAGACTGTGTCACCGTTTATTTTTGCGTATTGCATGGGTTAACTCCGAGTGAAGATTGAGGCGGTAATAGATGATTGGTTTGTTGCATAAACATTAGAATTGTCAGCAGAAATACAAACATCGAAAGGATTACTACCAGTGGCAATCGTACTGGTTCCGCTTAATGCGCCTGTGCTAGTGTTCCTTGTGAAAATTGACACCGTGTCAGACATTTGATTAACTGCATAAACTGAAATGCCATCAGCCGAAATGCAAATACCTTGAGGATTACTACCAGTGGCAATCGTACTAGTTCCACTTAACGCACCTGTGCTAGTGTTCCTTGTGAAAATTGACACCGTACTAGATGTATAGTTTGCTGTGTAAACTGATGCGCCATCAGCCGAAATGCAAATACTGAAAGGCCCAGTGCCAGTGGCAATCGTACTAGTTCCACTTAACGCACCTGTGCTAGTGTTCCTTGTGAAAATTGACACCGTACTAGATGAATTGTTTGCTGTGTAAACTGATGCTCCATCAGCCGAAATGCAAATACATAAAGGATTAGATCCAGTAGCAATCGTGCTAGTACCACTCAACGCACCTGTGCTAGTGTTCCTTGTGAAAATTGACACCGTGTTAGATGATCGATTTACCGCATATACATTAGCTCCATCAGCCGAAATGCAAATCCATTGAGGATTACTACCAGTGGCAATCGTACTAGTTCCACTTAACGCACCTGTGCTAGTGTTCCTTGTGAAAATTGACACCGTGTTAGATGATCGATTTACCGCATATACATTAGCTCCATCAGCCGAAATGCAAATACCTTGAGGAGTAGTGCCAGTGGCAATCGTACTGGTTCCACTTAACGCACCTGTGCTAGTGTTCCTTGAGAAAATTGACACCGTGTTAGATGATTGATTAGCTGCATAAACTGATGCGCCATTGGTCGAAATGCAAATACATAAAGGATTAGATCCAGTAGCAATCGTACTAGTACCACTCAAAGCACCCGTGAAAGTTACACCCCTTTTCACACCCATGATTTTTCTAGAGATTGGCATTAGAAATTCTGGCCTCCAACCATCGCATACCAAGTGGTGCCGCCATCCCATGTGGTTAGTACAAAGATGTCGACCTTGGCATTAGTGCTGGTTAAAGTTGGGGCAGTTCCAGAAGGCCACTTTACTGCTGCTGGCCAAGTGATAGCGTAGGCAGTTCCATTCATCGATAGTGCTAAAGTAAGTCCGTATGCGGTTCCTGTGGTCGGTATATTGGAGAAGGTAATGCTCGTAATTGCTGCATTGAGCGAGACTGCGAACACATTACCAGAGGCGCAATTTAGCGCAAGAACACCAGAGGCAATTGCTGGTGCGGTCTTGACTTCATTCAATCCAGTGATCGTTGGGGTGGTGAGTGCTGGTGAGGTTGCAAAAACTGCAAGTCCGCTGCCAGTTTCATCCGTCAATGCTGCTGCGAGATTTGCAGAACTTGGTGTTGCAAGGAAGGTGCCAACATTTGTTCCGAGTCCGCTTACACCTGTCGAGATAGGAACACTAGCTGCTGACCAGATCGCATTCGATGCACCCTGTGAGGTTAACACCTGACCAGAAGTTCCAGCAGCAGTGAAAGCAAGTTCTGTGCCGTTGCCGATGGCTGCACTGCCTGCCGTTGGTGTGTTCGATCCGTTAATGATAATGCTCATAGAATCATCCACCTTTGCGATGTGCCGATTGTTACTGTAACTGATGTATTAATTGTGATCGTGCCTAGGCTAATACCGTTGCTCGATGCCGTGAGTGTTTTTGAGGTACTGACTGTTTGCAGGTTTTCTAGGATGGGTGTAGATGATGCTGCTGGTGATCCTATTAGATCACTGTAGTTTAATGACCCTACCAAAACATTAGCACTACCCGCTGCATTGCCTAAGTAGATTTTACCATCGGCTGCATTGATACCAAGTTCCCCACTAGCCAAAGTGGGGGTGTTGGTTGCTGTGTAGGATCTCTTGGGCTTGATGATGTTTGCCATGAGTATTCCTAGAAGGTTGAACCATCGATGGTTGATGAACTGCTTAGATAGTCAGTTCCTACGGTAGCTGCTACTAGAGCGGTTCCTGATTTCTTAAAGATGCTGCCATCGGTTGCTGCTGATAGATCCCCACCTGTGCCACCTTTAGCCAGGCTAATTGCAGTGGCTGACCAAGTGCCTGTGGTGATCGTTCCTAGGGTAGTAATAGATGACTGACCCACCCATGTTGATTTTATCGTCAGGTTTCCAGACCCATCTGTCCCAATGCTAGTGTTATCAATCCCCACATTTAAAGTCGTTCCTGAGAAGCTCAGAGCAGTTCCAGCAGTGATAGCACCTGAACTGCTGAACATGGTGAATGCTAGGGAAGTTGTTCCCAGAGTAATTGGGTTAGCAGTGGTTAAAACATAACCCCTGCCACCATTAGTTGTACCCTCTTCCACAAAGGTAAATGCACCTGAGTTAAACTCGGTGGATGTGTCACTGTCTGCGCTGCGTGTCCAAGATCCTGCAGCAACATCATAGATGCCGTTCTGACTGCCTGTCGTTTGGTTTTTTACTAGGACTCGATCACCTGCAATAACTGCAATTGCATCGATGGTTTGTGTGCCTGACAATGTGATGTTTGCAGTGGTTGCTACCCTTACCGATGCCTTAACATCTAGACCACTTCTAGCTGCGTCTACATAGGCTTTGGTTGCTGCATCCTGTGCGCTAGTGGGGTCTGATAAGTTGGTTATTTTATTTGAGTTCATCGACACATTAGATGTAGGTACTGCAAATTCATCGAGCCTTTTTCCAAGCACATAAGTGCTGATGCCAGTTCCTGAGACTGTGCCAGTTAGCACAATGGAGCTGGTAAAGGTGTTAGTGGTTCCACTCCATGTTTGGGTGTTTGAAAGATACCCAGTCACACCAGGACCAAAAGCAGAAACTACAGAACTAGCCACACCTGAACCTGCATCCCCATAACCATAATAGCCGATCCAGCCAGTCGATCCACCCACCTCATTGACAGCCAGCTCACCATTATAAAGTGAGGCAGGGGAACCAGCAGACCCGCCAGCAGCTCTGCGCTTAATCCTAATTGTGTTAGCCATGATCTAAATCCCTTTCAAAAGTTTCCACCATCGAGTTTGTTTGAGTTAGTCCAAGTGGACAAGCTTGCTGAATATTTGACTAAGTCACCATCGGCAGGGCTGACGATAAGCACATCGGTCAGGTCATCCAGTGCGCCTGCTGTGGTAATGCCACTTGGTCCGGTTGGGCCTGCAGGTCCAATGATTCCTGGGGTAGACACACTAAG